CTGCTGAACTTTGATCAGTCATATCGATCAATACCCACTTACTTGTAGTTGCGTTATATCTGTAAAGTTTAAGATTTTCTGTATCTCCTGAGTTTAACCAAATGTCTCCAGTTACAAGTGAACCAGCATCGCTTTGGACAGTTGGTTCTGTTGCTTTTGTTTGGAAGTCTTTTGTTAATGATACCCAAGTAGATCCGTTATGTTCTAACAAATCAATGTTAGTTGTGCTTATATCTGCATCATACCATAACATGCCGTCTGCTGTTGCTCCTACTGGAGCAGTTGCACTTGCGTCATAAGTAATACTTGTCCAATTACTTGAAGTTGATGCTGTAAGATTAATATCACTTAATGCAAAAGTTGATGCACCAGCGGCAACTCTAATATCATATCCTTTAGAGTTTACTAGTTTTACCTTACCTGCATTATTACTTGCAGTAATCTGATCTGCATAAGTTGTAACAACATTTGCTCCTGATAATGCACTTTGAATATCTGCAACAATGTCATCAATTGCTAAATTACCTGCAGTTTCACTTGTTAAGAAAACTGGAATAGCAGTTACTGATGCGTTTGCATAAATGTTAAATGCAACGTTCGAAGAACTTGCTTTAGTATTTGCAATAGCAGTATCTGTAATTGCCGCACTTGATTCCATAGTAACAGTTGTGCCACCATTGTGTGCTTTTAGAACAATTTCTGCTTCGCCATTTTCACCATCATGATCTCCCCAAATACTACCTTTTACTAGATTTGAGCCGTAAACTGCGTATGCTGTTCTTGAATATTGTCTAAGAACTACACCTTCAGTTACAAATTGTGAAGTTGTAGTGCTGTATTCTTTTAAAGAAACACTAGAACCATTATTTGCTGATGTTGTTTGTAAGTATAAATCACCTGACTGTAATGCTGATGAATCACTTCTAAGTGAAGGAACACCTAAATGACTTGCAAATTGAAAGTCTTTAGATCCTGCTGAGGTCCAAGAAGATGAACCAACTAGATACCAAACATTAGATAGTTTCTGATAAAAAGAAACTCTATCTGCTTGTGTGCCATCTGCGTCGAGATACCTTACACATATTTCGTTGTTTTTTCCGAAGGCCGCTTTTGGAACGCCTCCTGATTGTAAATCACTAGAGCCAGTTATTTTAATATTACCTGCTTCTGAAACCCATGCACTACCATCATACTTTTTCATGCCCCACGTGGTAGAACTGCTGTCTAACCAGTAGGCACCGTTTGCTGGTTTAGAGGAAGGAGCAGTTGCACTACTCTCTAATTCTGCTAAATCAACATCTGCTCTTAGGACGTATGCTCTGTTGGCAATTCCTAAGAAACTGTATGCGGCCATTAAACCATATTCATTGGTTTCTGCACCATGGACTGGTGAGCCACCACTTGTTTTAAAGTTTGGATTTCCGTAAGCCTGTAATAATTCTCTTTGACTTGTGATTTGATATAGTTTATTTGCTGTTGCTGATGTTGTATAACTTGCTGTTGTGCTTCCATCTGGACCTTTTTTATCTTGAGCCGTTGCAATAACGATCAAAGGAACTGTTCCGGAACCTGCTGGCGAGTAAAAACTTTCGTCTGATACTGTTATACTTACACCAGGACTGACTAATGTTGCCATATTAAATCTCCTAATATTAGTTAATACGTTCGCGTATGCAACTTATTTATCATTTTAGATATATTTAGGTGTATTATAGAAATTGCCCGATATTAGGCGATATTATACTATTTTTAGTGCTGATTTAAAGAGATCTTGTTGGATTTTAAGCACATCTTTATACAGTTCTTCTAGTGTTCCGACGTTTTTAATGACGTAATCTACGTCATATCCTGCCCAATTCCACTCACTTTCATGAACATCTTTATACTTTGTTTCCATAATCTTACGTGAAATTGCATTACTATGTGCTGTTTTGGCTGTTTCATACCATTCTGGAAGTTCTTCTCGTTGCACCCATATGATCTTTCCGCCTAGGTTCTTAATAAGATCTAATTCATTTCTGAACCTAGCATCACTTATTACTACACATTTAGACTCGCCCTTACGTCTTAGTCTATATTCTAAACTATCTATCCAAATATCTTGATGAAAATGATTACGCATTACATCAGTTCCGAGTAATTGAAGTGCTAGTCTAGGTGTAAAGTTAGGTATGCCTGTTTTGCGAGTCCAGAACATATCAGGTGTTTCACGAAATTCTCTGCTTTCAGTTGAATCACCTTCTAGTAATGCTCTATCCCAACCAAAGGTTGATGCACATACGTCTTTTAAAGGGTTTGCGAAACTATCATGAATACAGCCTGCTTCTACAAATTTGTTGGCAACTGTGTCTTTGCCTGAACCTATAAAACCTACTATGCCGATTAAATTCATTTATCCTATCACAAATCCTAATGGTTGATTACCTTCTTCATAATTATGAATTGCTTCTTGCAATTTGTCTAGTTCTACTTGGGCCTCGGATTTAAGTGCATCTCCATTTAACTGTATGGCTCCACCTGCTCCCGGAAGTCCTGAAGTATATTTACTTCTTGCTTCACCTAGCATCATTTTAGATAAAGAAAGGGTATACTGTGACAACCAATTACTTGCGTAAACGTCTTGTAATAGTATAGATTCTGGAATGTAATTGTAAACACCTACTGCAACTTCTTCTTCGTGTCTTACGTTTCTAAGTATTTTAAGTCTTTTGGTGTTTCTGTTCCATAGAAAGTTGTATTCACTACCAAATACACGACCAATAGTTTCTTTGTATTGTGCAAATGCATCAAATACTGCAAGTCCACCTATTTGTCCTGCTTGTAGCATATACATATTGTTAAATGCAACATCAAATGGATCAAAGTTTGTTCCACCACCACTGTTAGTTCCTATGCCTCTGCGATAAAGTCTTCTAACTTCCATTACTTCATCTGGCAATTGGTATTCTGTTTGATTTTCAACAGTCTGTATAAAAATCATACTCTCTTCAACACTACCTGCACTTAACTGTCTGTATCTAGCAAGTGCTTTATCTATTGCAACGTCATAGTGCTCTCTGTCTAATTCGACATCCACTATGCCATCAGCAAGACGTAATTGTGTCTCAGTGATTAATTGTTCTCTACTTTTATATCCTATTTGATCTTTTGGCATACTACTATTTATCAGAATGCCTGTAGTATAATAGTATTGTCATTCATTCTGCCGTTCATTTTAATACCTGTTGTTGTAAGTTCATCAAATGCTTTTGCAAATTTAGTTTTTGCTGAGCCAGTCCAATTACTAATCTGTTCTTTAGGTTTTCTAAGTGTTTTTTGCATACTACTTTTCTCGTCAAAGTCCTGTATTGTTGTTCCTTTAACCATTAAGCCGGCTCCGGGTCTAGCCATATTACGCGGATCTTTGTTTCTTGCATGGTATACTCCTATCTTTCTAGTCTTAGTATTATATACCCAAAGTTCGTTAGCATATACTACATCTGTTGATGGTATACTTGCTATACCTAACTCACTACAATTGACTTGATACTTTAATTTCTTCACGATAGCATCTTTAGACCGTGCCTTAGGCTTACGAGCACGTCGTGTAGTGGCTTTTGTTGCAATAACAGTATCACATGCTGTGTTGATCTTTTCAAACAGTTCTACGAAGTTCTTACGCATTTTAGCAGTAAAGTGTGCATAGCCTTCTTTTATGTCAGGATCGCTCCATGCTTTTACTTCTAATGCTTCTTGATATTGTTGTTCAAAATCTTCTTTTATAATTTTTGCATGTGGTCCTTTAATCTCAGGGCGATATACTATCATTTCTTTATAAGGGTCAAAATTCTTAATATCAAAATTATCTTCTGCTACAAGATCTATATAATATTCCCAATGGCCGCATAGTTCTTCTACCTGCATTTTCATTCTATCCTGAATACTAATTACTGGTTTCGATTGTTTTTCTGCTACTGCTTCTTTTTTCTCTGCAATAATTTTCTTACCACGTGATAACCATTCTTCTTTTCTTCTTTCGTAATGGGATCTAATTTTTTCAGGCATGTATCCTAATTTATGATGTATATAAATTGAAATTGCAGACCCGCTGAACGCCCAGTCTGGGTTTGATAAAATAATTTTTATTTCTTGTTCTGCCCAACCTGAATGTTCTTTGATCCATTTCTTTACAACCGGCATGTATTTTGCTTTGCTAATTTCTGTTCGCACAAAATATTCGCAACTCTTAAATGCTATTTCTTGTTCTGCTGAGTCTGTAATTAGTTTCAACTCTTTCCATTTAGGTTCAGTTGTAACGTATATCGATCTTGTTTTAATTTTTCTCTTAGCCATTAATTTTACTCTAATCTTCGAAGTTCTCTACTTCAGGTGCATTGTATAATACCTGAATTGCAACAGGCCATTTATTAAACCTGTTTATATTCGACTTATCAATAAGAGCATTTTCATCGTGGTAAAAGCGGGTAATTTGAATCATTCCGGTAAATTTACCTTCTCTTTCACCTGCTTTATACATGAAGTAAGAATTGGCTAAAACAAAAAGCAAAAATAATAATATAAATTCAAAACTCATAAGATTGCACTCCAATAAAAATGTTAGTATAGCAGGTAATCTTAGATTGTCAAGAACTATTTTCCTTTAGAAAACTTACGGTCCTGATTATAAGGTAGTTCTTTTTCGAATATTTCCTTCCAAGTTGCAATGGTTCGATCTAAGCCTTCGCTTAGTTCTACTTTAGGAGTCCACCCTAGGCGTGTTGTAATCTTATGATTGGTGCTGTTAAGCAAATAGATCTCGCCTGGCCTTGCTGGCTTAGTATTCCAATTAACATGTCCATCCCACCCTAACTTGTCTGCAATCATTTTTACATAGTCTTTAATTTTAATTGCATTGTCAGGACCTATACAAAAGATCTCTCCTTGGCATTTATCAGGATTTGTAATTACTGTTTCCCATGCATCAAGTAAGTCATCGATATGAATGAAATTTCTATATGGTTCACCATAGCCTAAATTAATCTCTTTAGGATTTTTAAGCATTTGTGTAATAATTTGTTCTGTTACAAAGAAGTCGTTATCCTTTCTGCCATATGCATTAGTTTGTCTAATAGCAGTAAACGGTAAGCCATAACTTCTATGTGCATACTCTAAGTATTTTTCACAGCCGTATTTTGCAACGGCGTAGGGGGCATTTGGATTTGGCGGTGTGCTTTCATTAAATGCAATTATGCCTTCCTCTTTTCCATCTCTAATTAGATCACTGATAGGTTGCCAACCATACACTTCCATTGTTGATGCAAAAACAAAGTTTTTTAAGTTAGTAAGTTTTGCCGCTATTTCAATTAAGTTCACAGTTCCTACATAGTTAATCTCACTAAATGTGATTTGCTCGTAAAAACTATCTTCTACTTCTGTTCTTGCCGCTAAATGAACAATAACCTCAGGATCGAATGTAGATATTTGCATGGCAACTTTAGCATGGTCTCTTAAATCCTCTGTTAAAAATTCTAGTTCATGTTTGTCTTTTAGTCTTTCAACCATGTGCTGACCTATAAAACCGTCTGCTCCTGTTATAAATATTTTCATTGTATATCCTCTTGTTTTGCAAAACCCGTAATTTGCATTGTAAATCTTGGTTGGTATCCCAAGTTTGCAACCAAATGTGTTTCATTTTGTTTAATAATTGTATAATCGCCTTTGACATAATCTATCCATGCTTCGTTTTCCATTTCAAAATAATGTCCCATTAATCTATCTTGTAAAAATAAGTTTACTCTGTATGGCTCCATTCCTTCTATAGAAAGACCATCATCCTCTACTTTTTTTCTTAATTTATAAAGTGTGTCTTGATGTGGTGCAATGAACCGCCCTGGCATTAATTTATTAACAGTAACTACTGCATGTTTTAACCATGGAAAAAGTGTTCTAGAATGTTTTACCCATGGTGGGCAATCATCTTCGAAAACTTGCCAAACCCATGGAGCATCATAAGGATAGTCAGGAACTGGAACTCCCATTTTATCCCAAAAGCCGCCACAGTATACTG